GTCTTGATTTTTACACAGCAATGGATCAATATGCTAATACTGCTGACTTAGCCGAAGGTATACAACTAACGGTTGAACAACAACAGTATATTACCGAAATAAATTCTATAAGAAGATTATCTGGATTACCGTTACTTGAATACGGTCAATTGCTACCTATACTTAGTAAATTTACTAAACCAGCGGCTGATGCAATAAAAGCTGGATGGACTAAACTTAGAGGCAATGGGGCTGGCAGGGCGGAAAAAGCGGCTGCTGAGGCGGCGGCAAAGGCGGCTAGACAGCAAGCGGATGACGCATTAGCGGCGGCCAGACAAGCGGCCGCAACTGCAAAAGCTAAGCCAGCTTTCCAACAAACTGCGGCTGACAGATTAGTTATTAAAGCTGAAAAAGAAGCCGCAGACAAAGTAGCGGCACTAGCTCGTGGTGAAGCAACCGCTTTGGCAAGCGCGACTAGAGTGGCGGCGCCGGCGGTAAGAACTGCGGCGGCAGGAGCTGATGATGCGGCGACGGCGGCGGCAAGAACTGCGGCGGCCACCACCGAAAGAACATTACTATCAAGATTCGGCGCTGGTGGTATGGCCGCTCTAAGCAAATTGAAATCACTAGGTGGCAGTGCTCTTAAATTTATGGGTAACAATAAGTTCCTAACACTTGCGGCAATGATTGGTGCGGCTGGATATATATTTGGGACAACTGGTGTAGAAGAGGAAGATCTTGTTGTTGTGCCGCCTGCTACAGTCACCGGACTAGATGTCACAGTTGTAGTACCAGATAAAGACGGCAAATGCCCTCCCGGTATGAAACTAAGTGTTGACGGTAAAAGCTGTGAACCAGTTGGGCAAAGTCCAATGCCAGTTACGCCAGAAAAGCCACCGGTTACTACTCCAGTTCCACCAGCACCTGCTCCAGCACCTGCTCCAGCTACACCAGACGTATCTGAACTACAAAAATTAGTGGATCAATTGTACGGAGGTTGGCCAACAGATCCAGAAACAGCGGCTGCTTTGGCAGCGGCCAAGGCCGCTGGTGCCAAAGTTCCAGAAGGCAGTGGTACTGATGGGCAAGCAGGAATGTCAACTAACGTATCCGGTCGTAGTAAAGCACTTAGTGATTTTGATAAACCAAAAGACTTTGCGGCGGGACAGGCTGCAGAACGTAAACCAAGAGAAGCTGGAACCCAATAATACACACTAGGCAAGAGAAATGGCAGATTGATTTCTGCCATTTTCACCTTTAAAGGTTGCAATTACCAGATAAGTAGTATATAATTAGGCTTACACATTAGGAGATTTACATGGCAGGTCGTTCATACGGTGCAGAAGAAAAGGCAAAATTGGAAAGATTGATCAGCGAAGGCTCAACAGTACTTCGTGAAATTGAAGACCTATCAGAAGGCTTGAAAGAAACAGTTAAGGCAGTGGCAGAAGAATTACAAGTTAAACCCAGCGTTATTAATCGTGCTATTAAGATTGCCCACAAAGGTGATTGGACTACTTATAACGAAGATTGGGAAGAAATTGAAGCTATTTTAGATATCACAAAACGTATCTAATAAGTAGTTATATATAACGGTCGGCGGGCCATAATCCGCACATCGGTATTTGTCAGCCGAAAATGACATATGGAGAATAAATGAGCTATGTAGACGCATGGTTTGACCGCGAGAATGATATTATCAAAGTGGTTGAACGCAATAAGAAAGGTGAGCGTGAGTTCCGTGACATACCTGTCAAGCACACGTTTTACTACAAAGACCCTCGCGGCAAATTTCAATCAATCTACGGTGATCAAGTATCACGTATTGTTTGCAAAAACACAAAAGAACTGCGCAAAGAACAAGCTATCAATTCGGGTAAACAATTATTCGAAGCTGATATTAATCCAATCTTTGCTACACTATCAGAACACTACTTAAATCAAGATGCTCCAAAACTAAATGTAGCGTTCTTCGACATTGAGGTGGACTTTGATCCAGAACGTGGCTACGCAAGTCCAGATGATGCGTTTATGCCAATTACTTCGATTGCTGTTCACCTACAATGGATGGACACTATGATCTGTCTAGCTATTCCGCCAAAGAAAATGTCAATGGACGAAGCTACTGAGCAAGTTAAAGAATTTCCCAACACTTATTTGTTTGATAACGAAGCAGACATGTTAGACATGTTTCTTGATTTGATTCAAGACGCAGACATTTTAACTGGCTGGAACAGTGAAGGCTTTGATATTCCCTATACTGTTAACCGTGTTACTAAGGTACTGAGTAAAGAAGACACACGCAGATTCTGTTTGTTTAACCAACTACCAAAGAAACGTGAATATGAAAAGTTTGGACGTCAAAGTACAACCTATGACTTTGTAGGTCGTGTACACTTAGATAGTTTAGAACTGTATCGCAAGTACACATACGAAGAACGTCATAGCTATAGACTAGACGCTATCGCTGAATATGAACTAGGTGAACGTAAAACACAATACGAAGGCACATTAGACCAGTTATACAACAATGACTTTAAAACATTCATTGAATACAACCGCCAAGACTGTGCGCTTCTTGACCGTATGGATAAGAAACTAAAGTTCTTAGACCTTGCCAACACACTGGCACATGAATGTACTGTATTGTTACAAACAACAATGGGTGCTGTAGCTGTTACTGAACAGGCCATTATTAACGAATGCCATCGCAGAGGATTCCAAGTTCCTAACCGTACTAAAATGGAAGAACGTGAAGATAACGAAGGTGCGGCAGGTGCTTATGTTGCTTATCCTAAAGAAGGTATTCACGATTGGATTGGTTCATTAGACATTAACAGTCTTTACCCATCAGCTATTCGTGCGCTTAACATGGGTCCAGAGACCATTGTTGGACAGTTACGTCAAACACAAACTGATGACTTTATTCAAGCGCAACTTGCCAAAGGTAAATCATTTGCGGCAGCTTGGGAAGGTATATTTGGATCATTAGAATATACTGCGGTAATGGCTTGTGAGATCGGAACTGACATTACTATCGACTGGGAAAATGGTGATAGTGATGTGTTAAGTGCCGCAGAAGTGTATAGATTAATTTTTGAAAGCAATCAGCCTTGGGTGCTTTCAGCAAATGGAACCATCTTTACTTATGAGAAAGAAGGTATTATTCCCGGGCTACTAAAGCGTTGGTATGCTGAACGTAAAGACATGCAGACCAAACTAAAGGAGGCTATAAATGCTGGTAATAAAATTGAAGAAGAGTATTGGGACAAGAGACAGTTGGTTAAAAAGATTAACCTTAATTCGCTCTATGGTGCCATTCTTAATCCTGGTTGTCGCTTTTTCGATAAGCGTATTGGCCAATCTACTACCCTTACAGGAAGACAGATTGCCAAGCACATGGCCGCAAAGGTTAATGACATCATTGCGGGAGAATACAATCACATTGGTAAGGCCATTATATACGGAGACACAGACAGTTGTTACTTCTCTGCGTACAAAATATTAAAGAAAGAAATTGATGCAGGACACATTCCGTGGACTAAGGAAAGTGTTGTACAACTGTATGACCAAATTGCTGAAGAAGTTAATAATACATTCCCGCAATTCATGTTAGACTCATTCCATGTACCAAAGTCACGTGGAGAAGTTATTAAAGCGGGTCGTGAAATTGTAGGTTCTAAAGCATTGTTTATTACTAAGAAGCGTTACGCTGTGTTGTATTACGACAAAGAAGGCAAACGTGCAGACATAGAAGGCAAGCCTGGTAAGATCAAAGCAATGGGCTTGGACTTGAAGCGTAGTGATACACCGGAATTTATTCAAAACTTCTTAAGTGATGTATTAGAAAAAGTTCTAACAGGTGCAACCGAACAAGATGTGCTAGATCATATTAGTGAATTTAGATTGAAATTTAAAATTAGGCCTGGCTGGGAAAAGGGTAGTCCTAAACGTGCTAATAAGATTACCGAGTATCAAGAAAAAGAAAAGAAAGCGGGCAAGGCTAATATGCCGGGGCACGTTCGTGCTAGTATTAACTGGAATACACTAAAACGTATGTTTGGCGACAAATACAGTATGGGTATTACTGACGGGGCTAAGGTCATTGTTTGTAAACTTAAACAAAATCCACTAGGCTTTACCAGTGTTGCATACCCAGTTGACGAATTGCGATTACCGCAGTGGTTTAAAGACTTGCCGTTTGATGATGCTGAAATGGAACAGACTATTATCGATAACAAGTTAGGTAATCTTATTGGTGTTCTAAACTGGGATGTTCGCAGTACCGAAGAAAAGAACACATTTAATTCACTATTCGAGTTTTAATATGAAAATTATAATTGCAGGATATGGGTTTGTGGGCAAGGCTGTTGCTAACGCACTTAATACTCAACACGAGATCGTTGTACAAGATCCACAGTACACTGATTACAAAATGATTGATCATCATGATGCAGATGGTATTGTTATCTGCGTTGGTACTCCTAGTTTACCCAACGGTGGTTGTGACTGTAAAGATATTGCTAGTGTGTTGGACGATGTTCCAATCTTTATGCCAATACTAGTTAAAAGCTCAGTTACTCCCGAGGTAATCGAAACGTTATCTGAGATCTATCCAAATCATTGTATAACATATAGTCCAGAATTTTTAAGAGTGGCTAGTGCTAATACAGATTTTCTTAACCAAAAATATGTTGTTCTTGGCGGGGAAGATCCGGAATGTTTTTGGCAGGAGTTATTTCAAACTACATTGCCAAATTGCAAAATGGTTTTCAATTGTTCTGCAATTGAAGCATCGATGGTCAAGTATACTGTAAATTCATTTTTAGCTACCAAAGTAGCTTTCTTTAATAGCATATACGATATATGTCAAAAGAACAATGCTGATTACGACATTGTTAGACACATTGTTACACACGATTCAAGAATTGGTAATAGTCATACACTAGTACCGGGATTGGATGGAGAACGAGGTTTTGGTGGCCATTGTTTTCCAAAAGATACATCTGCCTTTATAAAATACTCTAAAAGCCTAAATACACCTTTAGAGATATTGGAAGCAGTTGTTGACTACAATGGCAAAATCAGAAAGAATATTACTTGACTTTTGTCGCAAACCTAAATATAATAGATAAACATGGAGAATCATATGAAAGATATTTTACAAGATCTAGTAGCACATACACACGCACTAGGATTTATTCCGCTAGTTAAGATTAGCGCAACTACTCAATCAACAGAGATTGAAGCAATGGCTGAAGACCGTTCAGTTATTGTTAACGCAAAAACTAAATTACCGGTTAACGAGTTTGAAGGTACCTTTGGTATGCCCAATTTAAACAAACTAGACATTCACTTAAAATGTCCAGAGTACAAAGACAACGCTAAGATCAGTGTAGTTACTGCTCAACGTAACGGTGAAGAAATTCCAACAGGATTACATTTCCAAAATGCAGGCGGCGACTTTCAAAATGATTACCGCTTTATGAATACTGAGATTATTAACGAAAAACTAAAGTCAGTTAAGTTCAAAGGTGCTAAATGGGATATCGAATTCGAGCCGCAAGTTGCAAGTATTCAAAAGCTCAAGTTTCAAGCAAATGCACATTCTGAAGAAACTGTATTCCAAGTTAAATCAGACAACGGCAATTTGGTATTCAGCTTCGGTGATGCAAGTACACACGCAGGTGAGTTTGTATTTGAAGCAGGTATAGATGGTAAATTGAAACAAACTTGGTCGTGGCCAGTTATTCAAGTTATGAGTATTCTTAACTTAGCAGGTGACAAGACTGTACGTATTGCAGATGTTGGTGCTATGCAAATTACAGTTGATAGCGGTATTGCAGAATACAACTACATTCTTCCAGCACAAAGTAAGTAATGAATAAGAACCTGACAGCTACACAAAGCGATTACGCTTATTTCTTGCCAGCAACGTCGGGATTTTATTCTACGTTTATAGGCAAGCAACGTTATAGCAACTATGTTGATCCTGCACGTATTCCTAAATCGTTTACTAACGGTATTGAAGGATTAAATTATCTCGAACCAGAAAAAGGAATGTTCTATTACGATCATTGCTTGTATTCAGCAGGACACGCTAACTTAGACTTAAACAAAGTTGACGAAAGCGAAGATATGTTCCGTAATAGAGATCGCACAACTAGTTGGGTACTAGGCGACTCAGGTGGATTCCAGATTGGTAAAGGTGTTTGGCCAGCTGACTGGAAAGATCCCAACTGTCCAAAGGCACAAAAGAAACGTGCCCAAGTGTTAGCATGGATGGATGCGCTAATGGACTATGGTATGTGTCTCGATATTCCAGCTTGGGTTGCTCGTAGTCCAGCAGGACGTGCGGCAACTGGTATTAACACGTATGATGAAGCAGTGCAAGGTACTTACATTAACAACGATTACTTTATTAATAATCGTACAGGTGCATGTAAGTTCTTAAATGTACTGCAAGGTGAAAATCATGCTGATGCTGAAGATTGGTATCAGCGTATGAAGAAGTATTGCGATACTTCAATCTACGGCGATAAGGCATTTAACGGATGGGCAATGGGCGGACAGAATATGTGCGACATCCATCTGGTATTAAAAAGATTAGTAGCATTGCGTTTTGACGGACTCTTGGAAAAGGGTAAGCAAGACTGGATGCACTTCCTGGGCACCTCTAAGTTAGAGTGGGCAACTTTATTAACTGATATTCAACGAGCAGTGAGAAAATACCATAATGAAAACTTTACCATCTCTTTTGATTGTGCAAGTCCGTTCCTTGCAACAGCAAACGGCCAAATCTATATCAACACCGAAACAGAAGACAGAACAAAATGGGTTTACCGTATGCAGGCTTCTGCAGACGATAAGAAATACGCAACCGACACTAGGCTGTTCAAAGACGCAGTAATACAAGATAAAATTTTTAATAAGTTTGAATCAAGTCCAATTATTGACGGTGTGTTGATGAATGAAATTTGTATATACGGTGCTGGCACTCCTAAGCCCGGGGTTGCAAATCCAGACCCGATGAATCCAGCTGATTGGTTAGTAGAACCCGATAAAAACAAATTAGGAAAAGTTAGTAACAGAACTAGCTGGGATTCATTTAGCTATGCTATTATGATGGGTCATAATGTTTGGATGCATGTGAACGCTGTACAAGAAGCCAATCGTCAATATGATCTCGGCAACGTTCCTGCTATGTTAGTGCGTGAAAAATTTGAAAGAGTTTATTTTAAAGATGTAGTAGAGGCAATATTTGCCGCTGACAATCGAGATGATGCAAATGCCATCATTGAACACTATGATAAATTTTGGCAAGCTATTATTGGTACTCGGGGTGCTACTGGTAAGAAGACAGTTAACGCCAGCACCCAGTTTGCCAATCTCTTTGACGAAGTAGATGAAGATGTAGTACAATTAGAACACGGCGAAGAGTTTACTGACTCTGAGATTAATAAACTAGATGACCTGGAAGTACAATTATATAATGACGCTACCTGACGAAAGATACCGTGCTGTTATTCAAACACAGAAATTTCTACTAGAGATTCTTAAAACTCCACGGGTTCCTAAATCTATTAAAGATAATGCTAGGTATTGTCTTCGACACTATCCTAGCGAATATGACATGAGTAAAGCCGCACAAACTAGTCCAGATATATTTGCCGAACGCATGGAAGATGTAACTCGATTTTTTCAACAATACGAACAATCAAAGGTAGAAAAGAATGAAACGTGAATACACAGACGGCACTAGTGAAGGTGTAACATTCTTTGTTGGTACAGAGATTGAACGTACTCCTGCATTTGGTATGCGTACTCTATTTGTAGTGGGTACACATGACGAACAGATTATCATCAACCTAGCAAAGAATAATGATTGTACACATATCTATTTTGGTGCTAATCAAAGTTTTCCTAGCCTAACTATCAACGATAGTGCCGGTTGGAGACCGTGGGAAAATATGATCAAAGGCTGTATTGATGCTAATTTTTGGTGTACATTAGACTTTGATGTAGCACAACACGAAGGTCTTTTAGAAAGCGGTTTAACCGAATATCGTAGATTTATTCCACAAATTAGTATAAAATTACCTTATCTAAGTCAATTAGGCTACAATGCTACTATAAAGATAGATGACAAAGGTTTTGATGCAACTAATCCAGGTGTATGGTGTGTCCCAATTGGTGCCATTACACAACGCAAATACTTTACCAATTGGGATGAATACACTAACGATGAAATTATAAAATGATTATTAGACAAGACCAACGTCCTAACAAAATGATTTGGGTTACCTTTCGCAAAGAAGGAATCCATTGTTATCCGGCCGCGGCCACAGACCCTAACTTAGCAACAGGAGATCAATATGATGTTTCGTTTTTGGCTAATCCTCATCGCCATATTTTTCATTTTAGGGTATGGCTTAGTGTCACCCACAATGACAGAG